ATCTAGACCCTTACCCCTCTTACCTGAACCGATACCAAGTGTGGCATTGATAGCCTGTGCTGTAGCAAATGGCATTTGTTTCTTCTGAAACTTATTCAAACCTTTACTAAATTCTTTGATATTGTCTTTAATCTTTATTTGCATAATGTAATTCTTTGTATAGCTCTAGATAGTGTATCGCCTTTTCAATATCTTCTAAACCACCTTTCTGTTTATGTCTAGTTATATACTTGACTACATTACCTAAACAGAAACCTAGCTCATTGGCTTCAATGTATTCTATCGGCTGCACTTTCATTACTTTGTAATGGTCACTACCTACTTGCTTATCAATAGCTTTTGGCTGATTGATTTTTACTTCTTTGCTGTTATCCCACTCATGGGGCTTAATATTATCGATACTCATAATTTACTCCTTATATTTTAAAAATCCCTTTTGCAAATGTTTGATGTCATCGTATCTAACTTTCACTAACTGATCTTTACGACCACTTCGTGTGTAGATTTTATTGAAGTCATCTTTAGTGTTTGTCCTCTCATCAATCTTTTGACAATAAGACAACAAATCTGTTCTTGCAAAAAAACAGAAACCTTTCAATTCTTTTACATCAAAGACAATGTATTCAGCTTCACCCTCAAGCCATCCTCTATTGCCATGTACATTCTTAGTCTCTAACCAGATGCAATCTAAATGTCTATTACCCTTAACATCTACACCCTTATCATCTATCCAGAAATCAACATGGTCATAAATGTTTTGTTCTCTAGTTGCTGGTAACACAAATTTGCCTTTAGCTTCCATCAAGAGTTTAAAATGCTTCTCTGCGTTATCGCCTTCTAATTTACATTGTGCCAGTCTATCTTCTAGTGTCATATCTTGTTTCACTTATTTTAACCCACTGAAACAACAATTTTTAGTCAAAACAAAATCTAAAAATGTTGGTTTCGGTGTTTTTTCTTTATTTAAAAGGCTTTCAGCCTTTGTATTATTAGGTGAAGGGTAAATATATATATTGTAACACTCTCTACTACTCTTATAGAGTAGAGAGGTGTTACGAAATATATTTAATCTTTTGGTCTTTGCCATCCTTCCCTGTCTGCCCATCGCTTGATTTTTGAATGACTGACATTGTAATCAATCTCATCTAAAATCTTTTCTTGTATCGCCCTTAGTGCCATACCTTCCTCAAAGTATTTCTTAGCCAATATCATTTGTTTTTTAAATGGGTTTTCTATAACCTCAATGTCTCCATTCCTTATTTGAAATTCCACATCCTCTTGCTCTATCGCTTTCAAGTGTCTGGCTTTCTCAAAGTGCCATTTGAATGTAAATTCAATATCGCTGTCATCGTCATAATCGATTTCTTTCTTTTCCGATTCCACATTAATAAGCAAATCCAATGTGACCTGCTTGACCATCGTGCCATACAGTGAACTATTGCCACCTGCACTGGCTGTCTTTCTAGCATGGTCTACTATCCAGACTGTAATGTTTCTTTGACGACACCAATTAAGAAATGGCTGAACATGAATAAGCCATTCAGTCGGTGATGCAAAATCATCAAAAGCAAACAGTGTGAATATGTTATCTAAAACCACCAATTCATATTCCATGACCTCAATGGTATTCATAAGCTGTTGCATATTGGCTTTATCATCCAATGTGCGTAATAACATCTGTGGGTCATTCTTGATTTCCATTTGCCCTGTTTCTATATTCAATTCTTTGGTCTGTGGTTGAATAAACCTAGAACAATATTGCAGATTTTTAAGTGCTGTATTCCAAGCATCAAAATCTGTCAGCTTGGGCTTCATCTTGCGATATCTAGCTTGTAAATCTGCAGGTAACATTTCCCCATCGACATACAATATCTTGACTGGCTTCTTAATTCTGTAATAAGCAAAATCGATGCCCATAGCTAAATGCAGCATCAATTTTTGGGTGATATAAGATTTACCAGACCCACTACGACCATACAAGATCGTCTGCGTTCCTGAATGTAATAAGCCTTCGATTAAAGGTTCAGGCTTCGGATATTCCTTTTCGAGAATATTCCCAAGTGGCTCAACCCATAATTTGGTATTGGATTCGTGAACCCTAGAAGGGTCAGTAGATAAGGGAGACAATGAAATTTCCCCTCTAGGGTCACGATATTCGTCTCTAGAATGGTATGCCATCCTCTAAGTCATCTCCCTGTGAATCTACTTGTTCTTCAACAACATTGTCAAAGTCAGCAGGTGTATCTACCCATTTCACATAAGATAACTTAGCGACATAACCTTTAGCACCACTACCTAGTGATATTTTCTCACTGCCTTCGTATTTAAAGCATGGTACTTTACCATCTTCTTTATCCTTCCATGCAGCAGAAATAGCATCGTCAAAAGATTGTCCTTCTAGCTTGGAAAATCTTTGCCAAACATAGACACCCTTTTCTTTGATGTAAACTCTAGCAGCAAAAGCCCTATTGTAACCATCGGCAATAAGTTCAGCCTTATCGCTTCTTGGTACTCCTTGCTTTTCATCCCATTGCCAGAGGAATTGCCCTTCGTATTTACCAAACCCTGTCTTAAAGTCAGGATGTATTAACATATAATCCACATCTAGTGGCTCATCATTGACAACAAATTTGCCAAGTTGAAAGCTGTGCTTTATGTACATAGAAGCACTATCGTTTTCGTTAAGTTGTAAAAATGACATATATATCTCCTTATGATTTTAGTCACAATTATTATACACACCCATTATCAGTTTGATAGAACTCATCCACCAATCGACAATAGTTTTCATCAAGCCAAGTATTAAAGTCATACTCAGGTTCGTTGTACCCACTGACATTAATACTGATTTGATATCTCTCGTAGTTTATCTCTTGTAGCTTATTGACAGCCCAATTAATAAACTCCTTCGATTCTCTTATATTCTCCTTTCCCATCTATAAATTCTCCAAATCAAATTCTACCTTCTTAGATGGATTATGTTCAACAGTATTTACACCTACTTGCACAAAGTATTCAGCAATGGTCTGCACATCGGTTTCATAATGTACAGCCAAATCTTGCAATCGCTTGACTAGGCTCTCATGCAACCAAATCTTCTTCCGACCATTCCTTTCTATAAAGTATGGGCAATCAGGATTGTAAACCTCGTTCATCACTTTCCCCCTTCAATTTATTGAAGTTATCGACCAACAAACCTTCAATGAACCTAGACATTACAAAGCCATTAGACCTGCAATAATCCTTAATCTGTCCATGCAAAGACTTGCTGATAGGAATTAATTTTCTCTCATCCATGTAAACAATAATAAACATTACTTAAAAAAAAGATAGTTTATTTTACTAAAAAGCTTGTAATGTGTTGCAAACTTGTTACTATATATATGTAGGCAATGATGCTTACACATCAAAAAGGAGACGATGATGAAAAAAATAACAAAAGCAACAATAAAAAGCTTCATAAAAAATAATGAAATATTTCTTAAAACTACAAGCAAGTTTGATGGCATGACTGATGGTTGTGAGCCATGTTATGACCAATCAATAACTAAAGCAGAAAGAGTAGAGCCAACCATAAACAATCTAGGTATCAAAGGAGCTTATTTTGTTAATGGTTCAAGAGATTACTTTGAAGCACACGAAGAAGCAGGCTATGAAGGTTATAGAGTTTATAACTGTTGTGGTACTTTTTATTTATTAACAACTAAAGAGGTAGCCTAGTGCTACCTCACTTTAATAAGGAGATAACTATGAAAATAGTACAATGCTACCAGTGGGGAGATCAGCACCCCACAAACATTCGCAGAAAAGATATACTTGGGGTAACTAAGGAAATGGGTAAAACAGTAATCATCTTATTCGGTGGCAAGTCAGTCATGTTTGTCAGAGATTCAGTTGATGAAATACAGGCACAACTATGAACTTTAACGATCAAGAAAAAGAAGTAATGCTTCATTGTCTTGAGTTGGCGATAGATAAGTACAAGGAGAGCTACAAAACATCCGACAGACTTATCTATACCCAACTAATAAAATTAACTTTTAAATTAAGGAGAGCAGAATGAATGGTGACTTAGAACGAATGGTCTACAATGGCACTATGGATATGGCTACCTATGAATGGTGGCAAAACCTCTTAAGCGATTTACAACTACTGGGCTTTTATTTATTTATGCCAGTATGTGTAATCGTTGTATTGGTTCTAGCATACTGGTGTATGCATAAATTTTTAATTAAGAAAGGAGAAAAAAATGGTAGGAAAACTAACTAAAGATTCGATGGCATCATGTTCAATTTTGCCAGTTATATTTAATAAGTCACCTTATCAGACCCCCAACGAAGCATTGGATAGATGCATCAGGGCTAGGAAAGGTGAAGATGTCAGAACAGAACAAAACATGATTCAAAAGATGGGTGATAAATTAGAGCCACTAATCTTACAGCTATGTGCTGAAGAACTAGGGCTATACAATTTAGACACCAACATCACGACACCTGTACAGCATGAATCATTGCCCTTGATGGGTTCTTTGGATGGTACAGCTTATGCCGATAATCTAATTATCAAGCCAGATAACGAAACCATATTCACTGAAGATGGTGAGCCTATTTGTCTTAGTGGCAAAGGGATATTGGAATCCAAAGCCACTGCTGTCTACCCACCTGAAGATGGTGTCCCTGCTGACTACAGAGGTGTCTTGCAGTGCAAGGGTTTAATGGCATCTACTGGTTGCGATTGGGCTGTCGTTGCAGTGCTGTACCGATCTACCATGTTGCAGTTGTATGTCATGCGAAGAGACTTTGCTTTTGAAAGAGAATTAGCAGAAGTCATTACCGACTTTGATAATCGCATTGTCAGTGAAGAATACTACCCACCAACCACATCTAGCGATGCTGCAAGGGTGTTTTCTGAGCCTGACGAAGCTCTAAGCCACACATTCGCTACTGAGGATGAGCATTTGTTTGAGACGATTGATAGTGCCAACCAGCAGATAAAAATGCTGCAGGAGCTAAAAGACGAAGCCATTTTGAAAATACAAAACAAAATGGGTCAAGCAACCATAGGTGTACACCCTAAATGGCAAGTGAAGTGGGGTAGCAAATCTTACAAGGCACAACCAGAGAAGATTATACCTGCGAAAGATGCCTACACTGTTAGAAACAAAACTGTCAGCATTAAGAGGTTGGAAGATGAAGAAAGGAACTAGATACATACAAGGAGAAAAAAGAAAAGCACACGAATATGCTATGAATATCTATGCTGAACACCCTGATTTGTCTTGTCGTGCTTTACAAGCATTATTAGAGAATAAAGGTTACAGAGTAGACCACAGCACTGTGTATCGCTGGATGAGGAAGGCATGAATAAAATTTGCATGGGTTGTGAAATAAAGTTCACAAGACAATCTGTAAAAAACATTTCACATGAACGATTTTCAAAACAACTTTATTGCAGTGATATGTGTAAAAGAAAACATCAAAAAAAACTAAGAGAAAGAATTTGTATAAATTGCAATAAGACACACTATGTTAAATGTAGAGATTACATTGGCAACTTTTGCAAACCAGAATGTAAAAAAGAATTCAGTGAAAAAAATAAATTGAGTATAGGAAAATACAATCTATATAAAAAAAATTGCACAATCTGTAAAAAAAAATATTTAGCAACTGGGAAAGGTCAGCAAACTTGTGGTTCTGATGATTGTAAATTTATGAGAAATCGCAGTCATGCAGTAATTAAGAGATATTTAAAAAACAAACATTTGATGAAATTTATAATAAAAAGGCTAAATAATTACAAACAGAGAGCTAAGAAAATAGGAATTGATTATTATTTATCAGCAGAATATTTATATGATATTTTTCCTAAAGATTTTTTATGCCCAATAAGAAAAATTAAAATGAATATCAATTCTAATATTCAGGTGCAAAAAAACTCAGCATCATTAGACAGAATTAATAATAACAAAGGGTATGTGGTTGGAAATGTAAAATGGATATCATCATGGGCTAATACTATGAAAAGCAATATAACTATTGATGAATTGCGTAATATGTTAAATTATTATGTAAATCATGAAGCTCTGCAAAGACTGTCAGATACCGATAACAAAATCTAATGCTTTCATTGATAGAGGTGATAGGCTTCGTGCCAGATGCAAAACCTGCGACTACAAATACCGAGCTAAAAGAAATGGGGTTGATGCTTACAGCTACATGGATAAGCTGTTTGCTAAATTGAAATACGAAGTTACATCAGGTCATAGAAGAACCTCAAGAGCCGACCTAACATGGCACATCAATCAAGCTCATCTATATAACTGTTATCATAGACAAAAAGGCAAGTGTGCTTTATCAGGTATTGCGATGACTTGGCTAACAGGGCAAGGCAAGGTAGATACCAACATATCCATAGATAGAATCAATCCGACTGTTGGCTATGAGCCAGACAACATCCAATTAATAACTTATCGGTGCAATATTATGAAACACGATATGACAGAAGAGGATTTATACCAACTAGTAGCTTTAATTAATCAGCACAAGAAATCAGGTAAGAAGCATTAATCCTAGCCCTTCTTTTTACTTGTCGTGCATAGCGACTATCTAACAACTCTTCAGCAGCCTTCTCCCAATCCCTAGCATCAATGGCATCCAACATATTCTCAAAATTAAGTAGCTTGGATAGCCCTAAGTTGTAACACATATCAATCAAGACCAATTTGGCTTTATCAGGTAAATCGTCAAATCTATTAATGATGCCTTTAAGTTCTTTGATGCATTGTTGGATATCGTTGGCTAATAGGTATTCGGCTTCTTGCTTAGTGATACCTTTCTGTTCAATGTTGCGACCAAATCCGATAGTATCGTACCCTGCTGGGCATGAATAAACTAAAGCTGAGAAACCTTCGTATTCTTTGATGTGGTCTCTAATCTCATTGACCAACTCTTCTTTCATACCCTTATATTAACTTGGATTCTCGCATTGTTGTAGGCTTTCGTACTCTCTTTGCCTTAAACCATTTATTTCTTCTTCGTATATTTTTAATTCAGTTTCTAGGACAAAGACTTGTCGTTCTAGTTTAGTTGTCTTTGCTTCTAGTTCTCTAATATCAGGAAAGATATAATTGTTTTGATTACCTCTAATGTTGCGAGCTTCTCTGGCATTTTTTTCAATGCGTTCACTGATATCGGCATAGCCATAAACAGCAATAGATATAAGCACAATGATCTGTGCTAAGTATGAAAGGCTAATCTTTAATGATGTGTCTTGGTTAAGGCTCATGCCTTAATTATATAAATAAAGGGTTGGGCAGGTAAGGGTAGTGGGTTAAGGAGATATATGAAAAAGACCTGCCCAGAACTAAATCAATATGAGAAGTATAGCAACTAATGTTGTGGCTAGAAAGCCAGTAGTCGCATATATCGCTACATCAATTTTACTGTTCAGGGCTTTTATGTCTTGTTTTAAATCTTGCAAGGTTGCAAAGACTGTTTTTGATT